TGGAGGTCGATGGCCGTGCCATCTTCTAGGTCCAGGGTATCTAGTACGCCGGTGCCCTCGTCTTCCAATTTGTCTAGGGATTGAATATCTGCAACCAATGAAACTACGTCAGTGCTGGTCGTGCTAAGGGTCCCTTCAGCGGTGGTCACCCTGGTGGTTAATGCTGCTTGTGCCGCTGATGTTGCCGCTACGCCCGTTGTGGCGTCATCAACCGTCGTCTCCAGGTCGACCACGTCACTGGCGACGGTTGTAACCGTGCCGTCGAGTGTGACCACCGTGGCGTCTAAAATGGCAAGCGCCGATGCGGTCGCTGTTTGCTCACCGTCGACCGTTGTGAGGTCGGTGTTGAGTTGTGTTATCGATGCCGCGTTCGATCCGATGCGCGGGTCCAACAAACTCACCCAGGCCGAGCCGCTCCAATAGTATGGCGAATTGTCATCATCTGAATCGTACCAGCGCGAACTGGTGACGATCGGATTCGGCACGCCGCTGACGCCGGCGACCGGTGCGCTGGCCTGGACGTAAACGTCGCCAAGTCCGGCGGTGACGTCGGTTAGCAGCGACGACAGGTTGGCTATGCTGCCCTGCAGCGTCACGCTGGAGTCATAGGCCCATATCGCGACGTCGCCCAGGTTTTGTATGTCTACCTCTGCCCCGGTTTCCAGGTCCAGCACATCGCCGGTTTCCAACTCAACCGTCAGAATCTCAGTCCGCAGAACCTCGTTGAGTACGTCCGCGTCGTTTAATACCGTGCCCGCCGCGTTCTTTAGGTTGACCGTTGCCTGAGCGCCTACGGTGGCATTGTTTACCGGGCGCAACCCCGACGCATCGGCGACGACGGTCCACTCGACCAGTTGAGCCTCGTTTTGTGCTGCGGTCGCCGTGACGGTGCTGGTGTCATTGTCTGGGTTGCGGTCGGATAAAACCTGGCCCGTTGCGCCGGTGCCGATCGCTCGTACCCAGTACCACCGCTCGAAGTCCTCGACGATCGGATCCGCTGTTGTGCTGAAGTCGTGCTTGAATGATGTCAGCAGGCCGCGCCCAATCTCTACCGCCCCGCTCCAGGCCGATGTCGTCGATGCGTATAAAATAACCCCGTCGAATTTGCTTGTGTTTGACGGGTTGGTCCAGTTCAGGTCGATGGACTTGATTCCCGCTGTGGCGGCTAGACCCTGCGGATCGGGCACGCCCGGGAACCCATCAACGATTGTGCCGTCTTCCGTCACCGTTGAGTACGCACCCTCGGCTGGGTCCGCGTAGCTGCCAGAATCATCCTCGGCCAGCGTCAAATCAACCCCGCCACTATCGGAGAATGCCCAGGCCATGCAACGGAATATCTTGTTGGTCCAGCTAAACTCTTCAATCGTTACATTGACGCGGTCGCCTACGGCAATCCGCAAACCGCCGAGGTTGCACGGAAAGCTGACAATTTTTTGCTGGTCGCTTAGCTGGACCAACTTGTGCGCGAGGCGCTGCGCCATATAACTGGAATTGGTAAACGGTAGATCGATCTCGCGCTCTAGCACCTCGCTGTTGTCGCGGTTGAGCGCGGCGGTTAGCTGAACCTTTGGGAATTCCATCGACTTGTGTTGATGCGCTGGGTCAATGAAAACGCCGCCGCACGTGTTGAATCGGTCGGACCGCTCGACGCCAGTTTTTATCGATATCGCCCCCACTAGGTCGTCGTCGGTGATTGTTTCGGTTGGTGCCTCGTATATTCCCGCCCGGATAACGTAAACGCCACTGGTGTAGACCAGCGAGCCATTCATCGAAGATAGCAGCTTGTTCAAACTTGTCTGGTGTTTATCCGTTGCAAACAAAACGCCGTTGGCGGTGAATCGCTTTTGCGTTGCGCTTGTTGGGATAGCGACTAGAACATCGCACGCGTCGGCTGCGGTGACCACCGCAGCCCAGTCGATTTTGGCAGCGGCGATGCCCATGCCGAACTTGGTATTGACCAGGTAGTCTGCGACGCAGAGCGCTGGGTTGTCGGTGTATGCCTGGTATGTTGCGCTGGTGGGGCTTGCGCCTACAGTAACGTCCAGCCTCGGGTCGTATATCTCGTTGCGCCCCTTGACCAGTGCCTTGATGTCGCTGGGCGAGTATTTGTCCCAGATTGCCTGACTCTCGCCGTTGAGCACAAACGTTGTTGCGATATTGGCAATGCCTCGCCCCCGGTGCGCTGCGGTGTACTCTGAAAACGAGGTAACCAAGTCTTCGTCGGCCTCTTGGACCGATGTGCCGAGGTTTTTGATGATCTTAACAATGCTTTCTTCGGGCGTGCCGGTTGGTTGGAATGTGCCCGATTGCACCCAGTCGGTGCCGGACATCTGGGCTGTGGTTATGATCTGGTCATCTAGCCAAATCTCGGTGATTGCCTCGACCTGGTGCCCGGCCAGCGCCACAACGTGATGCAGGTTTTTGTTGCCGGCACCGCTCACCCCGACAAACGATAACGGCCCCGACACCAGTGCCTCGCCGTATATAATCTTTTGGCTTTCGATGGTGCCACGCGCCGTAACCTGGCGCGACCTGTCGTTGTCCGCAACGCCCTGGCTGATGCTGGGCATTGCCAGTTTGGCGGCGAGCATTGTGCCGCCGACAATAACTGCTGCACCAACGGCAAACGCGGCGGCACCTGCAACGGTGACGCCAACGAGCGCGGCGGTGGTTACGCCAACGTACATGACGAATGCTACTGCTGGTGGCATATTGACCAACCCCCGATGATGTGGCTCTTAGGTATTCGCGTCAGACCGTTCATGGTCAGGCAGACAGCATGCTCGCCCAGCCGTATACCCATTGCGTCGCCGATCATTTTCAATCGCACTACAACCGGGTCGCCGTCGATGTAGTTGTCGCCGGGTTTTACGCCGAGCGCATGGGTTACCAAGCCGCAAAGGCTGCCATGTTCCTTTATCAAAGCCGCAGCGTCGTCCTCATTGCGATACTCGAAACGGGCGATGTAATCGCGCCCAGTGATTTCGGTTAGAACATGCGCGGCGAACTGGCAGCAGTCGGCGTCGCCGTATTCAAAGCTGCGCTTTTTCCAGGTATTGAATGCCCGGACCGCCTTGGTCGATGCTGTGTTCAACCGGGTCGCCGGATGCCTTGGATAGGCGCATTGCTTTCATCCTCCCTATGAGGAGCCGTCTGGTGACCAGCGACCGAGTCACTGGTGTTGGAATTCCATCGGATTTTGGCCCCGGATATTTTAGATAGGAAGTCGAAGAAAAGGTCACCGGAGTATTCTGCCTGCAATGCCTGGGTAGTGTATTTCAGGTTTGATGATCGATTGAACGCCGCCAGTTCCGACTCGCATTGTACCGTGATTGCGTCACCGCCAGTTGCTCCGGCTGTAACGGTCATAACGTCCATGTGGCCGGACCACATCTGCAGCGGCGTATTCAGCAGCACGTCGGCGGTGGAAAGCGCCCCAATGTATATGATGGCATCGCGCATGTAGTAGTCTTCTGTCATGGCGACGCCTACCATCGTTGCGTCCAGGGCGCTCAGTGTCAGCGCCACCCCGTAGGGGCTTACGTCGGACCCTTCCTCTAATGCGGATACCGCACCAAAGTCGCCGACACCCAGCCAATCGAACCCGCCCCAGGTGTATGTGCCGATGCCGTTGTGTACTCGAACGATGCCGCTGGCAAAGTCCAAATACGCGAATGTGATAACGGCAACGTGTTGTGCTGCGAATGCGGCGGCGCTGGCCGCTTCAAATGCTCGACTCATGCTGTTTCTCCCTGCGCCGTTTTAGGCCAGCACATCTTCGATTGCGTCAATCGTAAATGATGAATTGATGCCCGGGTTGTTGTCCCAGGAAACATCCGACGCGAGTATGAAAACGCCGAGGACCGGTACCGCGTAATCGACTAGGTCGTCGTTGTTGGTTTGCTTGCGTATCGGCGGCGCGATCAACAGGGAAACGTTGCCGCTGCCATCGGAATTCGCGGCGGTGGTTACCATGTGCAGTTCGTTATTAAACGCGATGTAGTCGCCCGGGAGAAGGTAATCTGTAACCGATGCCGTCGCCCCGTTGCAGACTAGCGTGCTGCCTGACTGCGCGGCCCCGTTGATTAGGAGCGTACCGCCGCCAGCGCCGCGCCTGGTGAACGAGTGGTCCTGCAAATAAAACCGATGTTCCTGACCGTTCAGCTTTGTCAGGAACGCTTGCATTTCCGCCCGGTCTGAACCGAACAGATTATTGAACGTCATCGTCACGCGCCAGACCGCGCCCTTGCGCCCGGATGTTTGTATCGCGTTGGTCAGCGGCGATTTGAATGTTTTGGTGTTGGTGACCAACTCAAACGACGACCGGCTAGGCGTCAGTGCTGGGAAGCTGTATGTCGTCATGTTATTAGTCGCCCTCGACGTAGCAGGTCTTGAATTTGAGCCACCGTTTGACGGTTGGTCTGGATCATTGCCTGTTGGATTCTAATATCGACATCCGCGCCGCCGCCCGATGCGTCGACGTTGTTTACGATGGAAACCCCGCCGCCGGCACCGATATTGTCGTTAGGTACTACGCGCCCGCTGGTGCCCATGTGGAGCAATTCAGGGCCTCGCTCACCTACTAGGTATGATTCGCCACCCCGAACCTGACCGCCGAGGGCGCGTGCTGCCGCCGCAGATGCCGATAGTGCAGTGACAGATGCTGCCATAGGCGTTGTGGCCGCGATTGCAGCGGCTGCAGCGGCTGGGGCGGCAAGATAACCAACGACAGGGACTGCGGCGGCGGATGCGTACGCGTGAAGGGCCGACTGTGCTACTGAGGCGGCTGCACTCAAACTCCTCGCTGTGGCTGCGCTCGTCTCCTCGGCCTTGGCCGTGACCTTCTTAACAAGCTGCAATGCGACCCATTGCGCGGCCATGTCTGCCAGGGCGCTTACCATCGATGCAGCCATCCCTCGGGCTAAGTCTGTAAACGCGTCTTTTGCCGATGCGGTGCCCGTCAGGATAGAGTTGAACGCATCGCCCATGCCGAGACTTAAATTGTTCGCCATGTTCGCGCCCATCAGATCCATATCCGTCATCGCTTCGCGAGTTTGTTCTTGCCAACTCAACAGGTACCCGCTTCGCATATTAAGATCACGAGCCTCGGCCTCACGCGCCAGCGCATCGATACCCGTCTGATAGGCGGCTTCGGACAGTGTTCGCGCTGCAAGCTCCTGTTTTAGCCTGTCCGTGATGCGGCTTTGGCGCTCAGCAAATGCCTGTTCCTCGGTTAAGCCAAGCATTGTGACCTGGTCGAGGAATCGTTCGGCGGATATCTTTTGCGCTTCGTACTTCCTGGCCTCTGCCGCAGCCTCTCGAGTGGCTTGGGCGGCATTGGCCTTTTCTTCTCGGGCGCGTTCTCGTTCGGCGGCTTTTCGGGCGCGTTCTTTTGCGGCGGCGGCTTTCTTTGCCGCCTCCGTAGCCGCATCCGTAGCCGCATCGGTGTCGCCTTCCATAAGCAGCGGCTCACCTCTCGCACCCGCTAGGCGGTTTTCCCTAATGACCTTTTCTGTCTCTGCGGTCTCGCGCAGGACGTCAAGGTGTGCCCTTGTGCCCCGAGTGTATTCGCCCAGCTTGACACTGGCCGCGCCCGTCGAGGCCGTAATCTGGTCGAGAGTGAGGCGGAATTCAGTGTGGGCAGCAGGTCCGCCCTTCTCAAATAGCGCCAGTCCCTTGCCTAGCTTTAGGGCCTCTGCTGCAGAGATGTCCAATGCCTTACTGATCGCATCAATGTCATCCAGCACCCCACGACTCATTTCCCCAATCGACCCCGACCCCATGTCGAGCGCCGCCTTCTTCCGCTCGATGTAGGTGCCCTGCTTATCGAGCAATGCAGCCGCTGTGACGCCGGACTTCTCAATCGCGGCGAGGTTCTCGCCAAATTCGCTTGCGTCGAATCCGCCCGCCCAACTCTGCCCGGCCAGTCCGCCCAGCCCCGCCCCTAGCTCGACGACGCCTTTTGTGGCCCCCTTGGCAGCGACCTCGGCGTCGCCAAGGGCCAGCGCCATTTCCGCCGCAACGGCAGCGTTCGATATTCGAGCCAATTCCTCCAGCTTGCTTGAGAATTCCACGACGCCGTCGGTGTTGCGTACCACTTGGCCCTCGAGCCGACTCAGCGCTTCT